TCCTTGCCGATTCTTGCTAATCCAATCAATAACATTTTTAGTCCTTATCAAAGTAAACAGCTTTGTTGTTGTAGAAATCAAACAGGGCCTCGCACTCAGCCAAGAACTGCTCGGCTGCGTCCTCAACTACCTTGATCTCCTCCGGGGTGGGTTTGAACTTCTTGATGAACAAGTCCTTACCCTCACCCATGCGCGGATCGTAAGAAACAAACCAGACGGGCTTACCGGTGACCGCAGCTTGTAGGGTCATCTGCGGCTTATACTCCGCAGGGACTTCCTGATTGGCGATGTACTTCATGTGGGTCTTGGTCTTGGGGCACTTGACTTCTATGAGCGACCCGTCAGACACGAACCCGTCCGGTGAACATCCAAGAAACTCGATACGCGGGTGGTCAATGAACGGGGTGTCAGTCACGATCAAACCGGTCACGGACTCAAACCGTTCCTTGGCTGCGGCCTCTTGCTCGACCCCCCATTGCATATCGGATGTCGTGTACTTGTCCGCGAAGGTGTTGGTGATCCTCTCGGCTACGACCTCATAGCGTAGATTCTCGCGCTCGCTGGATTCCTTGCCAGACTTCAAGAAGTTCATAGCCGCGCTCATACGCGAGGCGGTGAGCTTACCTAGCCGGGCGTTCCACCAGTTGCCGTCTAATTGGTATGGGTTGGCTTCACGCATCCTTGGCCCCCTTGAGTTCTGCGCCCTTATGCGCGGCCTCAGTCCTGACCAGCTCGCGCTCATCTGGGGTTAGCGCTTTCCAGAACACGGCTAGGATCTCAGAGCTTGATGCCTCATTGATCAGCTTGACCAGCTCCGCTTTGGACTTGGTAGCCCGCTTAGGTTTTGGTTCTACTGGCTGGGCCGAGTCAATTGCATCGTGTTCCACAATCTCCAAGGCTGAGACCCACAGGTATCTGCGGATATAGGTTTGGACTGCGCCCAAATTCTGAACCTCATGGCAACCCTTGAGAGCTGCCGAGGACATTGGGCTTGTTATTTTGATCTCTGATCCATCCTCAAGATCCACAATAGTCAGGGTCGCAAGATCAAGACCAAACGACACAACCCCGGCTAACTTTTTGTCGTGGAATATATTTTGGATCGCGGGCAAGAAGTCACTTAGCTCAAAGTACGAGTAATTTGCAAAAGTATTTTTACCGGACTTTTTGAGGTTGGTGTTCTGTAAAGCTATCCGATAAACATTGCTAAAACTGCTACTAGCGCAAGTAGAGCGCCACCTATTAAATCACCAAATTCTTCTTTAGTCATTTCGTTTCGCCTTTGTTTTCATGCGACCTTCATAGATATATTCTGCGTAACGGGTTTTATCTTTCTGAAGCATTACGGTGTTGATCAACCAGCCCTCGGTACGCAAGGTAAAAATAATGTCGGCTAGGCGTGTAGCGCGGTACAACTGAATCGCCTCCCAACTTGTTATTTTTTTCTTGGTAACTAAGTGGTGCGCTACTTTGTCAATTTTAGTGCTTGGTGCTTTGCTCATCGTACTTTCTCCTTGTGGTTTCAAATTCAATTGCAAGTTCAATCAATCGGGCTCTCGACTTCTCAAACGACTCCGGGTCACGCATAAAACTCAGGTCACGAACTGCTTGGGCTACACCAAGACATTTATACGCTCAAGGCAGTCATGGTCGGACGTAAAGATGCGACCCTTGCAATGAACGCATTGGTGGTAGTGACCTTGGGGGGTTGTTACTCTGAGTACATGGTCAACTGGATCGTCTCTGTATATTGACCAAGCGGGTGATGTTGTCATTTATTCTCTCCGAAGGTGGGGGCCGAAGCCCCCGGTTATTAGATTACGCCGTAAACCATAACAGTTGAATTAGGATCGACATTAAATTTTTTGTTTTTAATGTAATTTTTATCGTCCCAATCCCATGCCATGTCGGCATATTTTTTGTTAGCGATTGCTAAACATTGTTTGCGAGTGTTTTGGCTAACGCTGAAAAGATACTCGCTAGTTTTGCGATTGAAGATGTTGAGTGTGAACATTTGTTTGCTCCTTTTTAGATCCGGTCTAAGCGTTGACCGTGTATGAATAGTAAACTGTTTACTGCCCCATGTCAACACCTTTTATCAATTATTTTTAATTCCCCTACAACTTGTGGGGTTAATCTATCTTGGTAGGTATTGGAAACCGTATACAATTTAGTGGTCGGAAGTGACGCTCCGGTGTTTGGCGATAACCGTTCCACCCAGAACCCTTTAGTGGGGGCTTGCCCGCTATATCCGTTCAGAAGTGGGCACGGCTACCTGATAGAGCGTTGTTACGCAATACATCTCCGTGTAAGGCTGGCAAAAACCTGTTTTTGCTAGTTGGTCGGTCTTTGGGCTTTTAGGGATTGCAAACAGTTTCTAAAACAGATAATCTTGCAAAACAGAACTTATCAAGGTGAATAATGAACCGCGAAGATATAGAGAACTTGGCCTTGGGCGTAGGAATGATCCGCACCCAAGGTGACTTGATTAAACCCCTGTGGACGGCCTCGGACGCTCAACTGGGTAAGCTGGTTGAGACCGTGGTCTCCGAGGTCAAGCAAAGCGCCTCTGAGTACGTTGTCCGGGCGATTAAGAAGGCCGTGGAGTACGAGAGAGCCGAGTGCGCCAAACTTGCTGGGTATGTCAGCAAGGAAGCCGCCAAGTCAATACGGGAGCGAGAGAATGACTGACCTACGAAAAGCGGCAGAGCAGGCCATAGAAGCGATTATGCACGGCGGTGCGAAAGAACAGGCCGCAGCAGTTTACGAATTACGCCAAGCACTACAAGAAAAGCCGCCAGTTAAGACCTACTGCGGTGGTAAGCCTAACTACTGCACACTTGAAGAGCGTGAATGGGTTGGGTTGACAGAGGAAGATGCAAAGGAATTGTATGAATATTCTGCAACTGAATGGCAATTTGCACAGGCGATTGAAGCCAAATTGAAGGAGAAGAACACTTGACTGACTTTGATACCTTTTGGAGGGCATGGCCTAAACGTGTGGCTAAGGGTGACGCGAGGAAGGCATTTAAGCAAACTGAGCATATTCGACCCCCTTTGGCAGAGCTACTTGAGGCCATCGAAGCCCAATGCCGGTCGGATCAATGGCGTAAGAACGATGGTCAGTTTATCCCTTACCCTGCGACATGGCTACGCCAAGAGCGTTGGTCGGATGAGCTTAAGGTCACCCTGCCGGGGGTAGTCCAAGGCAAGGAGTGGCACGAGACTTGGGCAGGGATACAGGCTAAAGGCCGGGAACTTGGAATCGATGAGAGCCAGTTCACCCACCCGCAAGACTTTAAGAGCGCGGTCATGCGCGGAACGGTCAAGGTCGCATGAATGAGTTGGCTCTTTTCGCGGGTGCTGGTGGAGGAATACTTGGGGGACATCTCCTTGGATGGAGAACAGTTTGTGCAGTCGAATGGGAACCCTATCCCGCAAGCGTACTGTGCGCCCGACAAAATGACGGGCTTCTCCCGCCTTTCCCGGTTTGGGATGACGTACAAACCTTTGACGGAAAGCCTTGGCGAGGAATTGTTGATGTCGTATCTGGGGGCTTTCCCTGCCAAGACATCTCAGCCGCCGGGAAGGGAGCAGGGATTGACGGAGAACGGTCAGGAATGTGGCGAGAAATGGCACGGATCATTTACGAAGTACGACCCAAGTACGTCTTTGTGGAAAACTCACCAATGCTCACTTCTAGGGGACTTGGAGTCGTTCTTGGAGACTTGGCCTCAATGGGGTTTGATGCGAAGTGGGGAGTGCTGGGAGCGGCAGACGTTGGAGCAAACCACAAAAGGGACAGAATCTGGATTGTGGCCCACTCCTGTTGCAAGCGATATAACAATGAGAAAAAGCAAATACAAACAAGGTGGAACACCATTGAGTTACGCAGTAAGAATGTGGCCCACACCCGATGCGAATTGCGGAATGAGGGGAACTCAGGCAAATTGGATGCCGACACGACCAAGTGGTCAACCAGCTCAATACACAATCAATCAAGCCGTAAGGGATGCAGACCCACAAATAACTGGTGGCAAATTGAACCCAATGTGGGTCGAGTGGCTAATGGGTTGGCCGCTGGGGTGGACAGACTTAAAGCCATTGGAAACGGACAAGTTTCAGAAGTGGCTAGACGCGCATGGGAAAGCCTAAGTGACCTGTGAGAAGTGCGAAAAGGACTCCCGAATCTTTGATCTGCAATGCCACGGTTGCCGAGACAGGCTGGTCATGGGCATAGACTGCAAGGTTTTAAGAGAGATAGAGGCCAAGTACCTAGACATGAAGTTTGGGTTCCTACCGGACTACAAGAAGGAACCCCATTGCGGTTGCACCACGGTCTGCCTGAGAAAGTCTAGGTTGCGTGAACAA